AGCATTCCAAGGATTGCAGGGATACTCAGTTCCCACAAAAGTTTATTTATACTTTCTTCGCCCAATCTATTGTTCATTTTTACTCCTTTTTAGTGTATAATGATTCAAATGTAAAATTAATCCCCTTGAAATGTTGTATTATCAATGGTTATACAGGAACTATTTAAATTTAAAATTCACTTCAGGACAAATGCAGGACAATATTTCTTCGGATTCATCGTTTTTTATTCCATGGGATACGAAATTATCTATCTTCTGTGTTGCCTCGTTATCTACTGCAGTAAGTTTTCTTAAATATTTCTGAGTCATGTCTATAGTGGTATGACCAAGATTATTAGATATAGTCATTACATTGTTACCGGAGTATAAACTTATTGTAGCATGCATTCTTCTCATATCATGAACAGTAAGTTTTTTTACTCCTATTTCGTTACATATTTTATTTAAATGGTATGCTACTGTGGTTCGATTTATTGGAGTTTGATTATGAACTCCAGGGAAAATCCAACCACCATTAGGAATTGTTTCCAAATAAGGATAAAGTTCCTCTCTTACAAAAATAGGGATGTGAACTCGTCTCCTTGAACTTTTAGTTTTAAGAATTCCTAAACCAAGTCCTATATCACCATTAGATTTATAAACGTGTTTATATTGTTTTGAGATATCTAATATATGGTTTGTTGTATCCACATCTTCTTTTTTAAAACCTATAATTTCTGATATTCTTGGACCGCATCCGATTGCAGTTAAAAATAAAACTCTGAACTTTACACTTTTCATTTTATCAAGAACTTCAAAGAAAAATTTGATACTTTCTAATGCAATCACTTCTTCTTTTCTATCGATTTTTTCCTTTGGTTTCGAAAATTTGAAAGAGAATGGATTTTTATCAATTAAATCGATGTCTATGCAATAATTATACAGTGATTTTAAAAATCGATAAGTTGTATAGGCTGATGTATCAGAGTATTGAGATTTTAAATCTAGTATTGTTTTGTTGGCTTTAAATTTATCAATACTCGCTATATCAGCATTCCAGAAACTGTAGTCGAGTTTTTTTATTATCACATCATAATTTAAAACTGTTGCCGCTTCTAAATTGCGAGAGGTTTTGTATATTTCATAAACATCTTTTAAATTTCTCCCAGATGACATTTGATCAAAAAAACCATTTTTTACATCTTGTATCCATCTCTCATGATCCTTTTCAGCAGCTTTTTTTGTGCCGTAATAGGTCAGTTCATACTTTACACCTTTAAAGGTACAACGGAAGCGATAGACTTTATTTTTTTGTCTTTCGGAGATACTCATTTGATTCACCTCCTTTTAAAAATAGTCACTGAAGATTATTTTCATGACGCTCATCATTTTCTCTCTATCCTCTTCGGACATTTCTTTTCGTGCTCTAGCAATCATCCTCATATCTGGATCATCATCTTTCTCATCTTCTTTTCTTTTATCGTTCACACCTAAAAGGTAGTCAACAGAGACGCCCAAATATTCCGCCCAGCATTTTAAAGCATTCACTTCTGGAATTCGTTTATCATTTTCATAGTTAGATAGTGTTTGTTTATAAAAATTGAAGTGGTATTTTTTGTTAAAATCATTCGACATCTCCTCTTGAGTCATTCCTTTTTCGTTCCGCAACTGCTTAAATCTTTCGCCAAGAGTCGCCATAAATTTACCTCCTAAACAGTTTAATACATGGTAGTAACAAAAAAGGCCCAACTGGACCAATTCTTATCTCTTTTTGGATTTTTCTTTATCTTTCTCTATCATAAACTGAACTATATTAATCATAGGTAGACTAAAGTTGCCTGCAATACCTATGGTTGAGGTTATGGCGAGAAGGTGAACTCTGACGAATTGAGAGAGATAAGTTAAGCCGTTTTGAACTAACATACGGTCGAACATGTCCTTGTCTAATGCGTTTGCATTTCCCGCAAATGATCCTATGGATGTCACTTCGATGAAGGGTACTATATTTTTGAAACCAGGGCTTTTGTATTTCTGATTTGAAATTTCGTATAGTTTTAGATGGAATTTTATCTCTCCGGTATAAAAGTCAATGGAGCCTTCTTCATAGTCCATGTGATCTAATTTTGAGTCGATTACTTCATAGTCAAGAGCATAGTCATAACTTGTAGGATTATCGACGTCAATCTCACTGCTAAAATCCATTTTAGAATATACTATTTTTGATTTTATATTCTGAAAATCAGCTATTATATTATTTATACTATTCATATACTCTCCTTATGCTGCAATTGCACTTTGGCTATCATTATTATTGCGGGTGGTTACTAAATCAGATTCTTTTTTATTTGCAAATCTTGTGAGCACAGATTTTGTTGCACTCTCAACTTTTGTGGCACTAATATCCAGTTTAAGATTCAATTTTTTACATATTTGAAACAGCGTCTTAACACTTGGGTTGTATTCAAGACTCTCGAGTTTTGAAACCATGGGCTGGGAAATTCCTAAGTGTCTTGCAAAATCTTTCTGATTCATATTAAGAGCATATCGCTCCTTAATTATAGCTATCGAGATATCTGAAAGAAGCTTGTCGAGTTCCAATTCCTCTTTTGATATTCCTTCGAATAGCCAGTTCATATCCATTGTTTTCATCTAATCTCCTCCTTGCAGCCTTTCAACGATACATTCTGATTTCTTAATAGCGTTTCTATAATCGCTTTTTTTCTTTTCTAAGAAAGCATGAATCAAGACTTTTCTACCATCATCTTCCATAAATATGAAAATGATTCGTAAATTTAATTGCTTTAAAAATCGGATACAGTAAAGATCCTGTTTTGTATCTTTTAGTTTTTCGAAATGTTTGGTTAATATAAGTTCATGTTTCGGCATTTTTCCCATGAGTTCAAAAAATCGAAATGTGTCGCGAGCTATTTCTTTTTGATTTCCACTATTCTTTACAATAGACGTCAATTCCGAATTGAAATCCTTATATCCGTATATCTCAGACTCACCCGGATAATTTATTTTTTGTATTAGATTCTCATCCATTTAATACCCTCTTTTGTCGAAATATAACCTATAAGTTATATTTCCATTATAGAATTTATTTATAAAACTGTAAACAGGGACTTTTTTTACCCCACCATGAGAAGAGATAATCTATTAGAACTTTCCCCGCAACTCCACTACCTTTCCTATAATAGATACTGGTAGTTTTTCAATATCCTCTGTGCTGTAAAACGTAGGCTGATACACCTCAGCATTACTTGCCACCAGGAGTAACCCATTGTCTTGCTTTATAACCTTCTTAATAGTAGCATCGCATCCGTTCACAAGCACGATTGCAACCTCTCCGGATTGTATGTATGGCTGCTTCCTCACGATGACAACATCCCCCTCTAACATACGAGGCTCCATTGAGTTTCCCGTTACCTGTAATGCAAAGAAATCTCCCGTTCTGTTTAGTTCTTCCGTTATCTCTTCGTAGTCTATGATATCCGTAACAGCTTCAATTGGTACTCCCGCCTGAACTCTGCCAAGCACAGGAATTTTTACGCCTACTGGCTTCGAGCTGCTGACATTTCTTCCGAGCAAATAATCAGAAGAAACATTAAGGGCTATAGCGATGTCATTTAATATCGATCCTTTTGGCTCTCTGATTCCGTTGATGTAACGAGATATAGTCACCTCTGTAACTCCTACCATTTTTGCGAGATCTCGCTGTGTTACCCCTTTATCTTCTAGCAACTTTGATATTTTAGAACCTATACTTTCCATAATTCCTCCAATATTACCGAATATATAATCATTCCTTGTTTAAACTTACCGATATTATATATTTTTTGTTGTATAAAAACATAAAACTAACCAATATTATAATTTATTTGTAAATATGTATTGACAACTTACCGAACGTAATATATAATCGACTTATACAAACGGTTAGCACGAAAGAAAGGAGGTTATTCATGAACACACAAGAGCTAAAATCAGAAAGAGTTAGACATAATATGACTCAAAGAGAAGTCGCTGAAAAGATAGGACTCAGTGAAGCTGGTTACTGGCACAAAGAAAACGGAAAGAAAGAATTTAACAGACAAGAAATCGAAAGACTGATTGATCTGTTCAAACTATCTAATGACAGAACGTATGAAATTTTTTTTAAAAACTAACTTACCGTTTGTATAAATTACTATTATTTATACCCAACTTTTACGGTTTAGAAAGAGAGGACGGAAATGAGAAAGAAATCAAAAACAGTATGGTGCTACCTGGATGATAAGAAACACTGTGATGTAGTGAAGTGGGCGCTTAGCGTAAATGTAGACATAAAAACAGCTAAGGAGATGCTGGTAAAGCAGTACCCGGGGCTAAATGTAACTTTTAAGGTTCAGTGAAAGGGAGAAATCAAATGCAAGAGATAAAAGAAGTATACAAGAACGAGGATAAGAAGTGCGAATGTTGGAAATGCGAACTAAAAGATAAGTGCCAGTACAAAGACAAATATCAAAGATTACCAAGAACAGCACCGGGGGCATTGGGGCTATGTAAGAAGTTATAAGGAGGCCCATATGCCAGAAGGATTTATAGATTTAACTCCGCAACAGCAGAGCAGTTTTGTAAGATCGTTTCTGCTGCACCTTGCGGACATAGAGGACGTAACAGACTGGGAGCCCGTAAAGGTTGAGCCGGTGGATGAGATGAAGGTAAAGGTTATTTTTAACAGCGGTAAAGTGCTGCACTATAAGGACGGTGAGTGGGATGAGTGACATGATGTTGGTTTTCAAACTTATATCAGGCTACCTTGCAGGGGCCTTCGCAATAGGAATAATCACTCTGACGGTGTTTTGGTGGTCAGAGGGCAGAGAAGTTAGTTTGAAGGAATATCTTAGAGGATTTTAGAAAGGGAGAACAATATGAACGAAATAAAAATATTCAACAACGATGAATTTGGACAAATAAGAACACTGGCAATCGAAAACGAACCGTGGTTTGTAGGCAAGGATGTAGCGGATGTACTTGGTTACACAAAACTGGATGCTATGTACAGAATTGTAGAAAGTGAGGACAAAACAGAGATAGACCCTCAAAACATTGAAATAGCTGGATTCCCCCGAAACGGAGCTACCCTTGAAGAAAATCCAAATGTAAGAAGGCTTATCTTAATAAACGAAAGTGGATTGTATTCAGCAATATTCAACTCAAAGCTTCCTTCAGCAAAGAAATTCAAGCGTTGGGTAACAGCAGAGGTCCTTCCTGCAATCCGTAAACATGGAGCATACATGACAGCAGATACCATAGAGAAGGTCCTAAGCGATCCTGACACCATCATCAAGATAGCAACACAGCTCAAGGAAGAAAAGGCTAAGAGAATGCTGCTTGAAGTTAAGGTGGAAGAACAGAAGCCAAAAGTAATCTTCGCAGATGCAGTATCAGCAAGTAAAACGTCAATCCTCGTTGGAGACATGGCAAAGCTTCTGAAGCAAAATGGAATTGATATGGGAGCAAGCAGACTCTTTGCATGGCTAAGAGACAACGGATTCCTTATAAAGAGAAAAGGTACTGACTGGAACATGCCAACACAGAAAAGTATGGAGCTGCAACTATTTGAGATAAAAGAAACGTCAATTGCTCATTCAGACGGACATACAAGCATATCGAGAACTTCAAAAATTAACGGTAAGGGCCAGTTGTATTTTATAAACAAGTTTTTGAGTGGGGAAAACGAAAGATTGGAAGCATAGGAGGTCATTATGTTTGAACAGATGATAAGACAAATTTTCAAAGAAGAACTATCAGCAGCCTTGCGGAACATCCCTCAGTATGCAGATCAAGACAGAGTTCTCGATGTAAATGAGGTTGCAGAACTTATCGGCAGAAGTAAAAGCTGGATAAGCAGCAATAAAGAAATGCTTCCAGCTACAGTTTATGTGGGAAGTAGGAAGTGGTTAAAATCCGACATCCTTCAGTGGATGGAAGAAAAGAAAAAACAAACAGAAAAGGTAGTTAACTTCAGACACTCGGACAACACGATTGTCCGATCCGTAAAGAAAGCGAGGTAAGACGATGATCCGTAAATACATCGAAGAAAAACTTGGACCTGTGACTGATGAGGAATTCAATCTCAGTTGCAGTATAGTTAAAAACTACATTCTCGGCGAACTTGGAGGCTCTGCAAGGATTCAACTTGTAAGGGGGCTGATGCTCCATACGGCAGTCAAGATAAAAAACTATAAGCTACAAGCCTGGAAAGAAGCATAAAAAAAAGAACCGATAACAGTCGGTCCAGTGGTAAATACAACAATTTAATTTTACATCTAATATTACAAAAATACAAGGAGGAAATACCAATATGAAAGTAATATGCAGCACGATTGGCCAAAGCAAGGAAGATTGGTTAAAAATCAGAAAAATGGGAATTGGAGGCTCGGAAGCAGCAACGGTAGCCGGACTTAATCCATGGGCATCTCCGCTAAATGTATACCTCGATAAACTCACAGATGAAATTGAAGATATTGATAACGAAAGAATGAGAGTCGGAAGAGATTTAGAAGATTATGTAGCGCAAAGATTCAGCGAGGAAACAGGTATAAAAGTTAGAAAAATGAATCAGATGCTTCAGCACGATGAACATGACTTTATGCTTGCAAATTTAGACCGAGTAATCGTTGGAGAAAAAGCCTTCCTGGAGTGTAAAACCACAGGATCATACGGAAGGAAAGAATGGGAGGAAGGAATACCACTTCATTATCAGCTTCAATGCCTTCACTACCTTGCAGTTACAGGCTTTGATTACTGCTATATTGCTTGCCTGGTGGGTAATGAGAAGTTCATATGGCACCGGATTGAAAGAGATGAAGAAACCATTCAAACTCTTATAGAAATTGAAAAGGATTTCTGGAGTAATAACATACTTTTACAAGTTCCACCAGATGCTGATGGCTCTACTCAATACGATGATATCTTAAAGCAAAAATATCCGCTTTCTAACGGAAATCAGATTGAACTTGAACTGAGTTATGCAGAGAAACTAACTCGCCGCAATGAACTTAAAAATTTGATTGAAACGATGGAAAAAGAAATGAACCAAATCGACCAAAGTATCAAAGATAATATGCAGGAAAATGAAGTGGCTGCATGTGGTGATTTTAAAATTACCTGGAAAAGTCAGACTAGGAATAGTATCGATACTACGAGACTCAAAAAAGAATTACCGGACATAGCTGAAAAGTTCATGAAATCAAGTGTAAGCAGAGTATTCAAAATCAAATAACTTATAAAAAAATAATAGGAGGAAATTAAAATGGCAGACGTAAAACAAGCACTACAAACAAAAAAAGACAACAAGGTGGCTAATCCATCAACAGGAATGAAGAACATGCTTAGAGCAATGGAAAATGAAATAAAAGCAGCACTTCCGAGTATGGTAACGAGCGAGAGATTCCAAAGGGTAGCACTTACTGCTTTTAGTAGCAATCCCAAACTTCAACAATGCAATCCAACAAGTTTCTTAGCAGCAATGATGACAAGTGCTCAGCTAGGCCTTGAACCAAATACACCTCTTGGCCAGGCGTACCTTATTCCTTATGGCACGAACTGTCAGTTCCAAATCGGTTACAAAGGTCTCCTGGAGCTTGCCCAAAGGAGCGGTAAGTTTAAAACGGTATATGCTCATACTGTTTATGAAAATGATGAATTTGACCTGGCGTATGGCCTTGAACAAACCTTAAAGCATAAGCCTAATTTCAGTGATCGCGGAGGGGAAATCGGATATTACGCGGTATATAAATTGACGAATGAAGGCGAGGCTTTTGTATACATGACGAAAGACGAAGTGCTTAAGTTTGCAAAAGAGAAAAGCAAGACTTTCAGCAGTGGACCATGGCAAACCGATTTTGATGCAATGGCAAAAAAGACTGTAATAAAGCAGCTTCTGAAATATGCACCTATAAGCATCGAGATTCAAAAAGCTTTAGTTCAAGACGAAACTTCAAAAAGCAGAGTGGAAAAGGAAATGGATTTAGTTGAAGAAGATGAGAGTGTAATTGATGTATCAGTTACTGATGCAATCACTGGGGAAGTCATGGAGGGTTAACAGCCCTCCTGGAAAGGGGATAGGAATTAATGAGTAAAAAATATTTTTGGCTTAAATTAAAAAATGATTTCTTCAATCAAAGGGAAATCAAGAAGCTCAGGAAGATAGCTGGTGGTGATACATTTACCATTATTTATCTTAAGATGCAGCTACTGAGTATCCAAACAGAAGGTATTCTGAAATTTGAGGGAACAGAAGAAACTCTCGCTGATCAGCTTGCTCTTGAGCTTGATGAAGATGAAGACAACATAAAGCTCACTCTCTCTTTTCTTCATTCAAATGGCCTGATTGAGCAAATTTCTGACTCAGAATTCATAATGCCAAAAACAGTTGAAAACCTTGGTAGCGAAAGTGGTTCGGCTGAACGTATGAGGAGATTAAGGAATAAAAAACCGTCACATTGTGACAGCTATGTAACGAGTGGTGACGAAAAAGTGACGACAGAGATAGAGTTAGAGTTAGAGAAAGAGTTAGAGAGAGAGTTAGAGTTAGATAGAGATATAGAGACAGAGGGAGAGAAAGAAGAGAAGGTATGTTGCAACAAGTTACAACCCATCATCGATTCCTGGAATAATCTAAATCTGCAAAAGCTTGTTTCTATAAAACCAGGAACTAACAGATATACACTCTTGAATTCAAGAATCAAAGAATATGGAATGGAATCTGTATTGCAGGCAATAGATGAGATAAGTACCTCTGACTTTTTGAAAGGGCAAAACAAAAAGGGCTGGACCATTACGTTCGACTGGTTCATCAAGCCAAACAACTTCATAAAGGTGTTGGAAGGCAATTACAAAAACAATACAAATGATCCTGAGAAAGAAAAGCGAATGACCGGTACTAGTTTCATGGATATAGGGTTTTAGGAGGAAATGATGGAAAAAGAGGAAACCAAGCAATTGATGACGATACTGCAAATCGCATATCCGTCACACTACAGAAATATGTCAATCGAAGAAAAAAAACAGACACTTATACTCTATCATGACATATTCAACGAAATACCAGCAGAACTGATAGTGCAAGCATTAAAGAATTACACTAAAGTTAACCAGTATCCACCGACAATAGCAGGATTACAAGAACAGATAGATATGCTTATAAGCAAAGAGACCCTTGGGGAACTGTGGAACGTACTAAAAAAAGCAATCTGCAGGTCGGGCTATAACTATGTCGAGGAATTCAACAAGCTTCCGCCACTGTGCCAAAAATGGGCAGGAAGCCCAATAACACTGCATGAGCTTTCACAAGTAGATATTGACAATCTCAATACAGTCACAAGAGGACAGTTCTTGAAGACGATCGGTAGCATTAAGCAAAGAGAAGAAGCACAGGCTATGATACCGGACAGTCTAAAAGCTTCAATAGCTGAAATGACAAGCAAAATGAAAATGATTGAGGGTTGATATGAGAGAATGCTGTGAAATTATCGGATACAAACCTGGTGAGAATATTACAGAGCTTAAGGTAGTTGTAAAGGGCAACATAGAAAGCTTTTTAAAGAAATATCAAAAAAATGGCACTTTAACAGGCGAATTGCATATTGACGATAAAAGACACATCACATCTATACAACGTCGGAAAATCTATGCAAATATTGCTGATATTGCCTACTTCTGCGGTGATATGCCAGAGTATACCAAAGAATTGTTCAAGTTTATATATATATCTGAGACAGGAGCACCATATTTCAGTTTGGCAGACTGCTCAATGGAAGTGGCAAGGGAATATATCAATTTCATTTTAGATTTCGCCTTGCAGCATGACATTCCGCTCTCTGATCCAGGACTGCAGAGGACCGATGACATCGAGAAATATTTATGGAGCTGCATCAAGCACAAGAGATGCTGCCTGTGCGGGAAGCCTGCGGATGTACATCATGTTGACAGTATAGGTCGGGGGCGAGACCGCACTCAGTATGATGACAGCCGCCATAAAAAGATGGCTCTGTGCAGGATTCACCACACAGAGGCACATAATATCGGAGTTGAGAGTTTTAATGGGAAATATCATGTTTTTGGAGTGATATACAGGGAGGCGAAATGATGATGATAGGCATGTGGGATTATAATGACGGATATATAAAGTTGGGCGATAAGGTTAAACTTGCAAATGGACAAACTGGAGAAGTTGTATATGAGTGTGGGGCTTTTGGAGTTGTAATTCAAGGATCTATAGACTATGAAGGAATTCAAAAAGCCATGGATGATGATTCCTGGTGTTGCGGGAATAGAT